TAATGTGATGGTGAATTAGTTACTGAAGATGGATCTTTTATGTTGACACCCCAGGATGATTGTTCCGGTGAAATTAAATGCCAGGATTGTGAAACAGTCCATGTTTTCCCGGATAAAATGTTCCAGTCTTATGGACCCCAACATAAATCATTATGACACCCCTGAAACAAGTCAGAACTGAACTAGGATTGAACCGGGCTGAAATTGCCCGGAAATGCTGCATTCCGTATCGGACCTGGATCAAATGGGAAGATGGGAATCGTAGAACACCAGGATATGCATGGGTGTTGCTGTCCTGGTATCTGCTCAATTCAAGTGCAGTCGAATTTGAACTGAATTTTCTTGAGAAACTGATGAAGGATCACAAACTGTTTGATGGTCTGACTTCAGTCAAACTAATCAAGGAACGGATCAAACAATCGAAACATTCCGTTTCAGAGGTTGATTCCAGGGTTGAGACATCCCTGAAATAATCCCGGCAGTGTTGCTGAAGGTCAGCACAAAACTGTCTGCAAAGTCTGGGCTACCTCTGTGGCCCAGTCTTTTCCGCATTTCATCCTTAGATTCCAATTTTATTCTTCCGGTGCTGTCATAGGTGTATCTTGGGCTGCAAAGCTCAAACATCAGCCTGTTGTCTCTGGGGATCTTGCAGTGCCGTTTCTCAAACCAATCCTTTGCTTCATGCCACAATTCAGCCCTTAAATTCTTATAGAGTCCACTAAGGGATGCAGATTCACCGGTGTTGATGCCCTGGACCGGCAAAGATAACTCTAAACCCCGGTCCACAATTGCAGCCCCGATTCCGATGACATCACACATGATTGCTTTAGGCTGCATCAGTTCTTCACATGCCTTGTCATATTCCCTGGAAATGGCACCCATTAGCTGCATGGTGTCCAGTTTTGCCCAGGACTTGATTGGTTCCAGGATAGTGTTTCCTTGCCGTTTACAGAGTGCTGATCGATCAGATCCGAATCTGGCAATGTCCAGACCCCAGATGATTGGACCTTCACTGGGTTCAACATCCCGACCTACTGCACTTTCAACTAAGGCATTGGAAATCAGAGTGTCATCTGCAGTTTCCGGGAATTCACCAAGAACCCTGATTCGGAAGGTGTTGGAATCCCGACCATATCGATCTTCCATTTCCTTGATATAATCAGAACTGACCCTGACTGAATCTTCACATGAAACAGTGAGAGTGAACCATTTATCAGATAATCTTCCGAATGCATCAAAAAAGAATCCTTCAGGCCGGGTTGGGTTTCCAAGACACACCAATGTTGCATCAGCAGCCGACAAGGAACCCCCTGCTGCATCGATCACTGACTGATCAATCGAACTGGCTTCATCAACCAGTAACAGAACCCTGTCTGAATGGATTCCCTGCAAACTTTCCGGGGTTTCCTTCCGACTGGTACGGCATGAAATAAAAGATCCAGATGGGTCTGATTTGAGAGTGACCCGGTCTGAATAAGTCTCAAAAAGATTCTTGAGAACCGGGGGTAACCGGATCATCTGAGATTTCAGTTCTGCAAACAATGCATCAAACAACTGGGATGATGTTGGTGCTGTCAGAACTGTTTTTTGAGGGTAATAACAAACAATATTATGGATGGCAATCCAGGCTGCACATGTGGATTTTCCGACACCATGACCGGACTTTGCTGCACATAATCGGTGCCCGGAATCAGGATTGAAATCATTTTTCGGAATGGCTGCTTCCATTAAGGTTTTCTGCCATTTATCCGGGGTCTGTCCTAAAACATCTTGGACAAACTCAACAGGCCGATTCTTGTATCGACCAATAAAGTCAACAAAGGTTGAATCTGACATTAAATCGGGTCTAATCCAATACATTCCATGTACATAAGCCGGAATAACTCAGTACGATTATCGGTTTCCAATAAAACCTGATAAGGATACCGGACCCTAGTTTTATCCAGGATGCAATCACAAGTATAGGCATGTTCTTCTGATGGGGTGACACCATTGACAATGGTTAAGCCATTAAAACAATGACTCCACAAAGATCTGATCTGGATGGTCGGATAGGTTCCAGAATATGGAACTGCAAATGCCGGGGTGGCAATCAACAAAATAAGAATAATTTTTTTGATCATAGGCTTAGTTCAGAAATCGGTTTTAAAGCATCATCAGGAACCCAGTAGCACTTCGATGTGGTCCCATTATTGTCATGCAACCATTTCGGCTGCTGGAAAACAAAATCAGATTCAATCCAACCCTTGATCAAATACAATCCGAATGATCCGATGACACTGACATACCGGAATCCAGGCTTATCAGTGGTCTTCAAAAACATCTGATGGTTCCATTTCTTTCTGGTTCTGACTTCAATGTCTTCACCAACATCAGTTGCCCAATGAGATTCCATGCCGGAAGGATACTGATTCAACACTTTGGCTACAGCAATTTCACCAAGGGCACCCTCAATCGAATTTCCCCAGAGTCCATGCTTGCCAGGGTCATGATTTTTAGAAATATATTTTTCGAGCATAAAAGTTCCATTCTTCTGGACCTCTCTGATCTGTCTCTGGATTCCGATTAAGGCACCAACCTGGATCTCAGCCGAACTTAATTTGACTTCGATACCATCGATAGATGTTGACCTCTGATTCTCTGATGACTGTGACACCATATTTGTGTCCAGGTAGACAATCTTTGAGCCACTGACAGAGTTTTTCTGCTGCATAGGTATCCTTGCATTGGGTTAAAGAACAACCCTTGGATCTCATCTGGATCTTGATGTCATCTAAGATTCCTTGATCAGGCTTCCAAGGTAACGAATTTGGGGTCATAGGTCAGAGTGTAAAGATGATCTGGTTCATCAATATCAGTGGCCATGATGATGCCATTCTGGGATTCACGGACCTTGGCCTGGACCCTCTTGGTGAACTTTCTGTCCCAGTCATTTTCTTCGGTTGAAACTTCAAAACTGATTTTTCTGCCAATCATGATTTTTTCATAGGTATCCATATTGCCTTTCTTTGGTGTGTGTGGGGTAGGCCAGTGGGCACCCCCCATTTCCTAACACCGGGGGGGGGTCTGCCGGTCACCCGGCATATGCTGATACTGTCGCTTGCCCAGCATATTTGGAAGACCCCCGGATCATCTATCCGTATGTCAATACTCCCAACCCATTGATAACACTTCGATCATAGCATATGTCGAACCTGATATTGTTGTCTGGTAACGATTGAATGCATATTAGGAACAGGCACATACGCAGCACAAAGGAATGGTCTAAAGGAATGTGTGACATCACTCAACAAGCCCCAAAAGCTCCACACTTTCTCAATTAAGCCCAACCTATAAAGATTAACCATTAACTGATCGGGGCTTGCCGAATCCTCAACTTCACAAACTTATTCCCTCTCAACCTCACTGCTTTCTTTCTCTTCTTCTTCCGTTGCTCACCATAATGCAGCACCCTGTTTCCGTTCTGATCATTGTGCCTGATGGAATACAGACACTCAGGTGACACTCCCAGATATTCTGCTTCCAGTTCTAGAAGGGTCATCGATCAGCCTAGATAGAATCTCATTAACCGAACCTCTGTAGCCATCTAGCAATGACTCCACTGAACGGCAACAATGCTAATGCCATCATCAGGTTTGCCCCGGTATGAACTATAGCAATCTGTTTTACTGGGCCTTCAGGCATCCCAATCGAATGACCAGATCCACTGACAAAGAATGAAGCAATCCAGATGGTACCAGTGGTCCCTAAATTTGCTCCAAGAAGTGCTGGAATAGCCATCTCAAGTTTCAATCCTGATGCAACCAGAGCAACAATTGCAGTGGTGCTGAGTGATGATGATTGCCATAAAAGAGTCATGACAACACCCCCCAAAAACATCCATAAAGGATTCCCAATGAATGCTTCCAGGTGTTCAATATTCCCCATGGATTTCATGCCACCTGAGAACAGTTTTAGTCCAACATAAAACAAAACCAGACCACTTAATGTTGTTATTGCAGGATGCATCTTATTCCAGATCAAACCTCATTTTGCCATCGTACCCGACCTCTTGAAGGATCTTCCCACACTTCTCACACCACTCCATTAGAATCCCTTTCTCAAGTGATGTTCTGGTTTGCTCATGGCTGCATTGTTCGTTCTTCTTCCTTTCGATGGCATCGACCCAGTCATCATCTTTCATGCAGCATCTAATGCGTAATAAAGTGCAGTCAGTTCTTCTTCAGTGATGTATCGATATTTCTTTGACCCAATCGGATCTTCAATCCTGATCTTTCCTTTGATCGGTGATTCTTTCCGATAGTTCATGGTCCTAGATTGATGTTTTGCTCTGAGGTTTGGAAGTCTCTTTGGATCATTCCTGATCTTCTTCATGTATTCCGGGGTTTTATGAGTAGCCAGAAGGCATCCACATGACATCGTATTGTCAGGACTCACATGATCGGATCTGATCTTTTTCTGGTTGCCACACTCACACTCATAGATGTTGTATCTTCGGCCTTTCTCATAGTGACTGTACCGGATCAAAGTAAGTAAAGTTCCCGGAATCTTGCCGGTCATCTGAGGTTTCTTTTTCGGTGTATCTGAGTTCTGGATCATATTGTTTTGTTTCTTCGTTGAGGATGATATCAATCACTTTAGAATACCCGGCAATGTCCACTAGATTGTCTCTGGTTGGTCTGAACATCTGTCTTGCCACCTTCAGCCCTACCATCATCAATCCAACTGTTTCCGGTGGAATAGGATCTCTTTCTAGGATGACCCCCCAGATCTGCCCGATTCTGGTGCAGTTATCCTTTGGATGGTCGTATGCCCATTGTCTATCACCGGCAACCAATCGTTCTGCTTCTTCAAGGATGGTTTCTGAAATGGTAGTCTTCGCATTGTTGGCATAGGTCTGTGTCTCTGGTGTGTTGTCTTTTGCATTCATGGCTGGTCTTCGTACTGTAGTTGATCATTTCGTGTGATTCGGGCCATCTTCTGATGAACCTGTTCCTGAATTCTTTTGATTGCTTCTTCATCAAAACCTCGAAAGACTTCTGGTTCCAGTTCCTCAGTCAGATCCAAAAGATCATCTAGTGCGAAGATCTCATTCCAATTCAGTTCCAGTCGGTAAAGTTTCTCCGTCATTTCCAGGCAATCGTTTTGGTTCTGGTGTTATATCAATTGCCTTTCTGTCCATTAAATCCTGCAGTGCCTTGAGATGCTCTGCATTGGTGTCAGTGACTTTCATATCAATCTGGGTCTTCTGACCATAGACTTGTGGTCCATACTTCTCAGCAAGCCATTGTTTGGTGTTGATGATGGTCTTCCCGGCACTAGGATCGATCAGTCCATGTTCCAGTTTGTTCATGGTTTCGTTGATGTCATCGATCTGCTTTTCTGCAAGCATGACTCTTAGATCATCCCATCGTTTTCTGAGATCAGGTTTCGTACTGATTTCTTTCATCAGACTGTGATATGAAACATTTGCATCCTTGGCTGCTGTCTCAACAGACTTCTTCATGTTCCCGACATTCAGATACTCATCGAATAATCGGTCCCAGAATTCTGGGTCTGCAAAGATCCTGGCCTGTCTTGCAAGCCTTGCTTTTCTGACTGGTCTACCGGCCATGCTGATCCTTGATCATTTGAATTCTTTCACCAATGAATCTCATGCATGGAACTGCCATGCTGTTTCCTAAAGCCTTGTATCTAGGTCCATCAGGACAATCCTTCGGGTCTTTGTTTCTCCATGGGATTCTTGTGTATCCCATCGGAAATCCCTGCAGTAGTTCACATTCTTCAGGCATCAGTCTTCGGACCATCATTCCTTGTCGGACTCCGTATTGTTGATGTCCACCTTTGCCAGCAGATGTGTCCAAAGTTGGTGTCACATTGTTCTCTGTTACTTGAAACCCCCCAGTAGTATTAAATGCAACAGCATTAGGTGCATCAGTCATCAGGGTCGGACTAATACCATCCTGTTCACCGACAAATGAACCCATGTTTGATTTAAAACTGATCAATGGTACATTTCCACCACCGGTTCCATACTTCGCAGTAATGGAGCTGCAGACATCACCCATTTCCTTGACCCGTGAATCTTGAGGATGATTTTCCCAAGCAATGATCGGTTGTTCTCCGATGGTGTTCAGTGTCGGTGAATGGTTATCCAGAATCTCAGCATTTGTCTGACCGGTTGCCATGCAGACCATATGTCCTTCCGTAAAATCCTGGACACTGTATCCCGGTGATCTGGCACACAATGATCCTGCAGGGTCTATGTCAATCATGGATTTGCTTTCTCCACTACTTCCTTGAGTGCTTTTTCCAGCATCTCCGGGAGTTTCTTTTGCCGTTTCTCTGCTCTTCGGAGTATCCCAGAACATGCCTTCTCCGACAGGAAATAATGCTTGGGCACATTCCCAGTTATCAGTACCTGGGACAGCGACAACAAAGACCCTCCGTCTGCGTTGGGCCACTCCATGGTATTGAGCATCCTGAACCCTCCAGGCAACGGTTCTTTTGGGTCCAGACACCACACCCGACTTTGTCCATTTTTTGAGTGGAACGTAGGGTTCACTCTCTCCGCAAAGTCCTGCCAGAAAGCATCCAAATGCGTTGTCTTTTGAACTGAGGACTCCCGGTACGTTTTCCCAGATGATCCAGTCCGGGTTGAAGAAGTCTGCAAGCTTGACGAATGTGAGTGTGAGGTTTCCCCGTTCATCACTGAGTCCTTTTCTGAGTCCTGAGACTGAGAAGGATTGACATGGTGTTCCTCCGCAAAGTAAAAAGTCATCTGATTCGGGTCCAGGTCTTGTGAAGTTCCATGATTCATAGTTCGACATATCTCCAAAGTTTGGTGTTTCGGAATAGTGGTGTTTCAGGACTGCACTTGGGAATACTTCGATCTCTGAAAATCCAATGGGTATCCAACCTAGTGGTTCAAATGCTCTTGTTGCTGCTTCGATTCCTGAACAGACACTCAAGTATTTCAATTAATCCCCCCGGCATTACATGCTTCCAGTTCTGCCATGAACCATCCTTTCAGTTCATCTAGTTTCCCGATGATTTCATCAGGCATTTCTTCAATGATTGCTGTGTGATGAAGGAAAGAAATCAGATCCCCGTAAAGGATGACTTTCCATTTGTGAGGGTATTCGTTTCTTAATCCTTCCAAGCAATATCCCAGGACTTTCATCAACACCTCTTTCTGTTCATCTGAAGATTCAGTCGCAATACTCATGGACCCCCAGAACTTTGAGTGATGATTTATCCAGGTGCAGCCCGGATTTAATGGGTCTGAGATAGACCCTGACTAGACCTTCAGGCACCCCAGATTCTCTGGTGATCTGGACATGTCTCAGACAATTGTCATTGTCATAGACTCCTGCCACCTCAAGGGCATCAATCAGGACTTTGGTGAGATTATCCAGATCAGCATCTGGACCCTTCCTTTTTGGATAATGAGCACTGATGGCCATAGCCAATTCAGTTCCATTCTTGAAGGGTTTTAGACCATGCTCTGCACGGGCTTCCATCCAGTCCAGAGTGACCTTTGAAATGTAGTCTCTGGCCTGTTTGGTTTTGACTAATCGTTTACCAACTGGTTGCCAATATCCGTTGGCACTAACCGGCCAAGGTAGATCCAGTTTGATCTCTTCCATGAGATTTTTTCAGAGATTGTTTAGCTTCTTCCATAAGCCTATGCAGCCTTGACCTTTGTTCCGGGGTCATCGGCTTGATTTTCTTTTCACCTTCGATCATCTCATACATTGGGTCCCATGTTATGGCCATGGATCTATCCCAGTCATCACCTCTTTTTCTTTCGTTGCTTCCACCTCTGACATCAGCAACAGTCGGAAACCATTTTGATGTTTTGATGTGCCTATCAAATCCATCCTGGATCTGAAGTGGTGTCAGATCTGATAATCCTGATTTCCAGAGTGCTATATCAGCCTGATCTAATTTGCCATGTTCCCGTACATGGGCTGAATAATTCTTTTCACATGCTTTCAGGCACTGAAGCAGGGTCTGAAGTGTGATGTCATTCATGATCTTCTCTTCCACACCAGATGCATTTAGGCACCATTTCAATCTTGATATAGTAGTTCATGATGATCCAAAGCATTCCTGAAATAATGCTAACTAGGATCGCTAATAGGGTCCAAACTACGATCACTGTCCAATCCATTTGACTCCTGATTTAGTTCACCAGAACAGCACTCAAAATTTGCTGAACCACAATGAGTGCAGTGATAATGACCATGACAGAACTGTAACCCGATTCTGTGACAGAACTGGCACTGTTCCTGTTCCAGGGTTTTCATTAGCTCAACATAATTTCAGGTTCTTCTTCGGGATCTCTTTTGATGAGTTCCAGAATTTCAGAGTGTCGTTCCATGACATCTGTCAACATCTTCAGTGTTCCCAGAAGTTCTTTCTGAAACTCTGGTGTCATCTGATTTTCTTTTATTTCTGCAAGTTCACCTTTGATTTCTGCAAATTGGGATTCAGTCATTGTGTTACACCTTTCTTTTTAATATTCATCCATTCCAGATCCAATGCTGATGTCATATCTCTGGATCTCTGCTGCTGTCTGGGCTTGTCTTCAATGATGTCGAATCTGATACCAATCCATTGTCGGTTCATCGATTCATTGATGACATGAACAACATCCCGGCCTTTCATGAACTGGTTCCGAATCATGGACAGTGCCCGTTGTCCTGCTTTGACACTGTTCCAGGGTTTTAAGTAGCCATCCCGGTCAGCACATTCTTCTTGCTTATAGCAGACCCACTCTGACCAGATATCTTCAAAGGTTTCTAGGTGCTGCAGTTCTTCTGGGATGATAGTTCCATCCAAGATTTCTTCTGCTGAAGGTGGTATGATTTTAGGCATATCAAATCCATTTGAAATACCCCCTCTTCCAAAGGGGGTTTGGGGGTTTTAATTATTTACTAAGTTTTTTTTTATTAATAACCCTTTATATATTATTAATAATATACCCGTGCGTGCGTAGCAGATATCACTCAGGAATCAACTCAATTTTTCGGCTCTTGAAAAGATCAATGACAGCCCGGTTTTTCTGAGCCTTTTCAGGTAGTGTTTTGAAGAACTGATCAAGTGCTGCTTTGGTCTTTTGTTCCTGGACCTTAGACTTGATAGATGACAATGAATTAGATTGGCCATCAGAATCCCCAGATCCCCCGCTATTAGCATTTTTTGATGCTTCGGTACCATCATCATCCATATCGGCTTCCTTGCCACCTGACAGGCTTAGAATCGATTCTATGCTATACCTCTTTGCGTATGTGATATTGGAACCAATTGACTGAGGATCTTGTTTGACTGGATTGAGAATGTATTCAAACTGAATAAACTGACCTGATTCATGTGCCAGTTTTGTGATCAGTTTATCACCGGTCGGCATTTGAAGAATCATCAATCCATTTTCCAGTAGTGGTCCGTTTACTTTTTTCAGAAGACCTTCCAGACTGACATATTCGTTTTTCAGAAAAGGATTGGTTGCATCATACTTTAGTATTGATCCAATCTTTAACTTTGCTTTGATCAAACTAGGCATCAGTTTTGTTATGTCAGATTGCATGTAGTTTTCAGATGGTGTCATCGTTTTCCCTTTTCATTGTAATGGTTAGAATACCTTCATGGTATGACTTTAGTTTGTTCCGTTCTTCATCATTAGTGCAGTTGCACCACTGATGATATTTATCGATGGCTTTCTTGATTTTTTCTCTGGCTTTTTCAATCCAGGAATCTTCAATCCGGTATAGTTGAACATTCCATGGCCAGTTCTTTTCACATACCAAAAAAAGAAAATCACATTCCTGTCCAGTGATGGCCTTAACACCATCGATATACCATGCAGCTTGCATATCGTATCCGTATTTGAATACATCTCTTCTGAACGATTCCGGGCTTCCTTCTCTCATGAACTTGGCATCAATGATGGTGTCGATCTGAGGAAGGAATCGGTCGAGTCTACAGCAAGCATCCACACCTAGTTCATGGTGCCAGAATCCTGAGACTTCATTGTGACCCTGAAGACCATTGGCCATCAATTTCTTGGCATAGGGGTCATTCAGGATGTTTTCTCTCCACCGCAGTGCCCGTGTGAATTCATCCTGATTCATCAATTCTTTCCCTTCGGCTGCTGCTTGCTGTTCAGCCAACCTTTTCATTTCCTTGCCTTCTTTGGTCCGTCCATCGACTTTAGGCATACAGATGTACCGGTCATGGACATCATTGAATTCTAGGACTGTTGTATGCCCCAGAGTTCCTTCCTTCAGTGCATCAGATTCTGGTCTAAGATCATTCAGTTCATTGTGGTTGATGGACCCTGTTGAATTGGGTACATAGTTTTTGATTTGAGAAGCATGAAGAAATCCAGGCATGTTCAGATAATCCTCGAATGGAAGATTATCGATGAGTGCTGGAAGTTTGTTGACAGTTTTTATGGACATGTTATTATTTTTCGTTCCTATGAAATTTGCCTTTCTGGGAATTTAAAACCCGACACTGGATTGATCATCTGGTGCCGGGTTTTTTTGTTTGGTGCAGCTTTTCCGGGGATAAGAGCATGAGAAGAACCCAGATGCTGCTTGGTCCATGGTTATTTAGTTTTCAGCACTTACCGGGTTAGGCTTAGTGCTGGGTGCTGCCACTCTGGACTGGGCTGCACGGCATTTGTAGCAATTGAAAGGTGTGAGAAAACCATTCACAACCTTCCAGAATCTTCCCAAGTTTTTGCATTGCTTACACTTAGTCATCAGCTTTTACCATCTTAGGAACAGAACCTTTGACTTTGATGTGAATCCTGGGCTTACCTTTGATCCAGGCATTCCATGCAACAATGAAATGTGCTAACCGATTGGCTTGTGAATAATGCATCCCCGTCTTGGATTGCTGAACCATCTTCACAAACAATGAATGGGTTGCAGTTCCGGGTGTTGATTTGCAGTCAGCAAATTCTTTTAAGAAATCGGTAGCAAATTCCAGGGTTGTGTCACCCAATTCATTTGCTTCCAAAAGAAAAGCTAAGAAGACTGTAACTGGGACAATTCTAAATCCCTTTTGAATTGATGATGCCCTTTCAACCAATGGTGAAACCATCGGATGTTTCTTGGCATAATTGATTGCATACTCAATTGTCTCAGATTTTGATAATTGAGTTGTTCTGTTTCCAATCCCATTTTTATTGTCATTAGTGACAGCAAAAACAGAGGATTCAGTCAACCGACCAGACTTGTATAAATAATGAAGTCTGATCCCACCTGACAAGACCTTCGGTTTTTTGTAGCCAAGAACAGTCAGTGCATCCCTAGCTGATCGACCTCTGCCAAGATCTAGTTTTTTGAAATCTTCAACTGGACAATCCTTAACAACCACAAAATCCTGAGTGGTCCCAGATTGCTTGATGGCAGCAAGTCGATGCTGTCCATCTTGAAGATGTCCGTTGGTGTCAATCCTGATCATGGATGCATTGGATGCCCACTTACCGGACTCCATATCTGCTGCATATTTATTGACAAAGCTTTGGGATAAATCCCGGTTACTTAGATTCCCTGCAAGCAGGGCACTGGCCTGATCGGGGCCAATGGATTCTGTACTGATTTGATTTGCTGCCATATTGCCTTTCTGGGATTTGACAGTTTTCAATTTGATATGCTTCAAAAGGGCATATCATCTTCTGCAGCAACCCCGTTGGCTGATGCAGTCTCACCGGCTGAAGAAATTCTCCATGCCTGGATTGTGTTGAACCACTTATCAACACCTTGTGGATCAGTCCACTTCCGACCTTTCAGATTGAATGAAACTTCAACCGGGTCATTCACTTTGTACTGATCCAGGATTCCTGTTTTGTCCTGGGTGAATTCCATTTTGATGTACTCTGGATATTCCGGTGTACCGGCTTCCACAACGAATTCACGTTTCTTGAATTTCTCTGAGATGACTTGCTCATCAAAGATTTTTTGAATCACACCACTGATCTGAAGGTTCTCCATGGATGTTTCCTTTCCGTTGTCTGAGTTGCTTCGTTGATAACCTCTTGGTATTCGGTTTGACCTTCTGCTTCCATTTCGTAAAAGGTAGGCAAACTGAATGCTTTGAACGATGGGAGTTTTTTAATTTTCCCACCTTTTTGCAGGAATGCTTCCGTAGCGACTTGAATCTTCCTTGATTCTTCCTGCTTTTCATTTGGAATCTCATTCATAACTCTGCTATCTGGTTTGCTACTTTAAGATTCTGAGCTTTGATCAGTTTGATGGCACCGGTCCTGATTCTGTCATTCAAGTCATCATCAAGCACCCGACACACATCTGTTCTGGATGTCCCAGTTTCCTTGGCAACCATCTGCAAAGTGATCCCTGCTTCCTTCATTAATGTCTTTAAAGGCATTGTCAGATTTTTTCCTTGCATATGTTGAAACCAATGTTGTAATCTTGTTTTCACTGTGTTGATGACAACTATGAAACACATTTGACACAATGTCAAAACTTTTTTTTAAAATATAAATCTAAGGGTATCGTTATGAAAGGTGATCCTGAAATCATTAAGAGATTTCAGCATCTTATGAGGGAAAGGGAAGTTACTCAGGCTGAACTAGCTGAAGCATTAGGATTTTCTAGGACTTATATCAGCAGTATCTTGGTTGGTCGGGCTGATATGTCCGGGGCTTTTTTAAAGTCTTTAGCCTTTAATGGATGGCCCATCGAATGGATTCTTACGGGCAAGAAAGATCAGTGGAAGGAACGGGCCGAAAAGGCCGAAAAGAAACTTGAGTTACTGGATTATCATGTCCAACGACTTGAAAAACTGGTTCAAAAATAATCTCTTCAAACAAGACAGAACTGAGATAAAGAAAGGCAAATATGGTAATTGAAAGGCACACAGTTAAATTCAAAATTGATCAACCAGAAAAATATAGGAACTGGACACTCTCTGGGGATCATGTGAAGCAAATCAAAGCATGTGGTGGTGATTTGATTATGTTGGCAGAAACTGAAAATGGTATCTGGAACATGGTTATTGATGTAAATAAAAACCATGAAAAACATAATGATTTAATACATATCTGCACTAGGAACGGGTTCACTTTTGAGCTTATGGGAGTCCCTGAAATTCAGGTTTTGGGTGTGACTGAAATAGTTTCAGAAATCAAAGAGGTCATTAATGCGTAGCCGATCAAGAATGCATGGCATCCTTGGATTAGCCATCCATGGAAATTTCTATAAATTCAAGGAATACCGGAAAGGGATTAGGACTAAACCGGTTACGCTTTGCAGCATCAAGGATGCCACACACACAGCAGCCGGTAGAAAAAGAAGGGAAGATCAGATTGCTGACTATCTTCAGAGGTTGATCGATCAGAAAAAAGAGGAATCTGCCAATCAAGTGTCCATGATTTCCAAGGTATCAACCGACTGGTTGACCTATGTCAGGAACACCCAGAAAACAGCAACATGGTCAGAGTATCAGACTGCATTGGAATATTACCAGGATGCCAATGATGATCATCCCATTCAGCAATTAACCCTGGACCACTGGGGGAATTTCCAGAAAGGGATGGAACTTCTGGCACCGGCAACCATTGCCAAACACCAACAAGCCTTCAAGGGCTTCCTCAGTTATGCATCTATGAAATATGAGATTCCGAAACTGGAACTCAAAAAGATTTCGGTGCCTGATAAAAAGATCAAAGATTATTCCCCGGAAGAAATCAAACGGATTGAAGAATATGTCATGGAAAGAAAGATCCAGGATCATATCAGAATTCTATTGATGCTATCTGAGACTGGTATCCGGGCCGGTGAACTTTTGAATCTGAAGCTAGAACACATCGACATTCCATCTAGAAAAATCTGGATTGTTGTAGGTGATGAATGGACACCAAAAACTGGTGTTGAGAACTGGGTTCCTATGTCAGAAAAATTAGCTGCATTTCTAGAAGGGGATCAACGTAACGAAACTGAGGTGTGGTTTCTGGACAATGGTGATGGGGGATGGGTGTATTACCATGTCGGTGCCATCGGGAATGTACTGAGAAGGATATGCAAAAGATTGGGGATCACTGGAAGGAAGCCACTCCATGCCTTCAGAGCATCTATGGCAAAGAGGGTCTATAAAAGGTTTGGGATTATTGAAGCTCAACGGATTCTAAGACATGCGAAACCGATTATGACCTGGAAGTATATCGATGAATCTGACTTCGATCTGCATGAAGTGGTGAATGCTGTATCGATCTAACGGGTCATGTACGCAATCATCACCAGACAACTAATTATAATTGCTGTCAGGATTATCTGATTGAAATTATTGTTGAAATTCAAAATAAAAACGGACTGAAAATCCGTGTGTCGGTGGTTCGATTCCACCTCTGGCCACCAAAAAACCCAGTGTTTTCAATGCTTTGTCCCCCAATCATCATCTGACACCATGTTGTAATAATTGTTGTAAAAGTTGGTACAATGGGTAAAGTCATGACATTCAATTGTCACATGACAACATCACCAATTACCCATCAAACCCTGGAATCCTCTAAGTGCTGCTTCAGGATCTTGGTCAAGTAAAGGTGCAACTGTTGCCGGTGATCGGCCTTGCCAGTGTGAAGGATCTGCCATTCTCTGTCTGTTGATTTGGTCTTGTGCCTTTAATTGCTGAATGGTTGCTCTAGTTGCCTGGGGTCCACGATTGAAAAACATTGGTGACATGGTTTCTAGTTTTCGTTCCAATCTTTTTTGAGAAAGTATGTCATCAATTTGCACCCCTGCATCAAGAGGATTCTTCCCCATACGGAATAATTCTTTTGCTCTTTCAACCATTCCAGGTCCACCTTTTAAATCTCTTTCAATCATCTGCAATGGTGCTGTTGGTGAACCTTGTAATAACTTCCCTGAAAGAATCCCACGTTTTGCAATAGTATTAAATTTCTTCATGAAGTTCTCAGCATTCTGGCCTAATACCACTCTTATTTTGTCTTGGTTTTCTAGGCTATATGCACTGATGACCTTATCCATATCCGGGGTCTTTGTGTTGTTTGCTGTTATCTTTTGATGAAGATTATGAGCAAAACCCCATCTAAAAAATTTCTTTTCTGCATCAGTCTGTAATTTTTGAAGCATCGACCTTACTGCTGTTGCTGGGATATCAGACATATTTGCATCCTTACCCAACTTAAAAGCATCAACCATTGCACCCTTTTCAGCATAAATACTTTGTGCTTTCTGGAATGCTTTCCCACCTTCACCTGATGATTTTGAGATTGATTCACCGATTGAATTTTTCAGAGTCCTGATTTGACCGGCTGCTGTTGACAATGCAGGACTTTTTGTTGAAAACTTGGTGAGTTGCTGATCAATTGCTTTCATTAATTCATGCCAGTGTAGTATTGGCTTTATTCCTTCAACTTTATCATCCCAGATTTTATAAGGTGGATGTTTTTGGACATTTTGTGAAACACCTTGCCTTACTCCGATGTTTCCTTTTGCTTCACCAAATGCCTTTCTTATAACCTTACCAACTGAATCATCCCTTTTCATGGCATGATTGATCTGGTCTGCAAGAATATTATTTTTGAATGGGATAGGATCTGCTATATCGTAAAAGGGTTGGGCTTTTGCCCTTGCAAGGTTTGTCATTTCAGTCAGGAAAACATTCTTCCCGAAATAAGGTTCCCCACTTTGCTTGTAATCCTTCACCCTTGGTGTCGGGCTTGAAGGGTCCATATTAACAACAGCCCTTCTTGCTTGCTCTTTTGCACCTTGTCCAATTCCTTCAAATGAATCTCTGGCTAATTGTGGACCAACACCCGGTGCCCTTGATGCAACTTGTGCCATACCCTGTCCTTGTGCCCCAAGCATTTCAGCAACTGTCATATTTTTCTGAAGACCCATTTCAATAATTTCATCCATGGTCTTTTCAAGATCACTGATTGGGATGTTGTCCCGTTCCATGGATCTGAGAATTGCATTTCGACCTTCTTCAGCAAGACTTTCATCTGATGGTCTTCCCCCTAGTGGTGTTGTTCCATCAGTCTTTATTGGTGGTGGACCTTGACCAGCACCACCTCCCATTTTATTTGCAATTCTACCGGCTACTTTTTCGATTAATACGTTTGCCGGTGTCATCCCAAGTCCAAACTTAGCACCAGTCCATCCACTCTCTAATGCACCCTCTATTCTTTCTTCAACACTTTCACCAAGGCTTAGTTCTGGATCAGGATCTGATGCACCTAAACCATATGTTGCACCAGCAAGTCCACCACTGGCTGCACCAACACCAAGTCTTCTGAGGGCATTTCTGAATGGTTGACCGACTTTCAATGCTAATCCGGGGAATTGTGCGATTCTTCCGATAACAAACCCAGGTAACACAAATGATCCACCGACTTCATAAGCTAATGAGGTTCCAGGATTTTCCAGTCTGAATTTTTCAATTTCATCCCGGACTGTTTGTAGTTCAGCTTCATAGGTTGTGTTGGGATCTAATGCAGCCCGAACCCCGGCTTCCAGTTCATCAGCACCCCCATATAATGCACCTTGACCAATCATCCTTAATCGGTCCACTACATCATTGATTGCATCATCAGGGTCTGAATCTGGATGCTGCCGTGTGATTCTTGCTGCAATCTCTTCATTCATCCTTGACTGTGATGTGTCTGGAATCATTTCATCGAATGCCGGTTGGCCTGGACTGAACATCTTCCTAACATCATCCAATGACATCCCTACATGTTCCTGGAATGCAGCATCAATCTGGGAATCAGTCAGACCCTTGTCTTTCAGAAGACCATAGAATTCTAGTAATTTTTCATTCATTGTCGGATTGCTTTTGGAATGAGCAGGAACCCACCGGAAGAAACCAGTTCTCTATTTTTATTGAATCGTTTTTTGTTTGCCCGGATCAATGCCTTGATATTCTCTTCGGAATATTTGATCCCTGCTGCTTGAAGAATCTTTGATGCACCATCACCTGGAAGAACCTGGACTTCGTATGCTCTTCCGGCATTGTTTCTTCGGACTTCACGTTTAAGTTTTTCAGGTTTCTTGGGACCAAGATTCAGACTGGCTGCCACTTTGGCTGCAAGTTCGGCTGCATTATCATCTTCAACTGGTCCAGGTTCTGGAACCTCAGTCACCTTGGGTGGTGGTGTTTCTGATGGTTTATTTAAAATAAGACCTGATGTTGGATCTCTTATAACTGCTTGTCTTATGATGTCTTCATTTATACCAATTGCTTTACCTAATTTTATTTGCTTATCAATATGACTATCTAAAGCAGATTTGTTTGCAATAACTGCTTGTTTTGCAACTTTAATAAATTCCAGTCTTTGGGTAGGTGTTAACAATTGCCCTGCTTCTGCTTTCTTCCACATCTGGAACAGGCTTTCTGGAATATTTAATCCTGCCTGTGCAGCAGTTTGATATTCTGTATCCCTGACAGTAGATCTTGGGTCCAATGACTTCATGAAGCTGAAAATCATAGCAACATCACCTGGACCTGAAGGTTCAGTTGACCATGCTTCCATCTGCCTATAAAGATCAACTTGAGTCTGAAGATTTTGGACAGAAGGATTCTTTTCCCATCGATCTGCCATGGTTTGCAGCCACCCTAATTTCTTTTCATCAAAATTTTCTTCAGTTTTTAAGAATTTAACATCTTGTAATTCACCATCCTGGTTTAATTTTACAATCGGTTGCTGACCTTCTGGTATTTTATAATTCGGGAAATTCTTAGTTAAAAAGTTACTTGCTTCTTCACCAATCAATGAAGATTTAAACTTCTTTGTTGTCCCACTTAAAGGCACCACTGTTTTGTATTCATTGCCTTGGGAAACAAGAACACTATCTGTGTTGGGGATCTGGGTAAAACTCAGTTTTTCAGTTGATGGAAGTTTCTGTTGAAGAATCCCAGTTGCAGCCTGATATGCACCGGCAATATCACCGGCATTTGCTTGTGCTTGAATCGATGCAATTTTTTGCTCAATACCAGTCAATGGCAAGGATCTCATCTGTTCCAAAAGATTTGGAAGTTCTGAAACCATCTGCTTTCTTCGACCTTCAAGTCTTTTTGCTTCACCCATTTCCAGACCAAATCTTTGCTTGGCCATTTCCTGATTCTGGGCTTGCATCAGACTCTGATTATAATCCTTTCTCTGTTGCTGAATCTGATTCAGTCTTTGCTGATAGGCTTGAAGACCCTGCATGGCACCCTGACCAATACCAGACATGTCACCAGGAAGTCTGGAATAAGTTGGGGTTGATAGCATCCCTAGTCCTGCAGAGAGTAGTCCCATTGATGCTGGTGATGGCCCGGTCACACCCGGTTTAGGGTTACCTTGCTCATCTAGAAGATGGTCGGGGTATCCAAGTAGTGCCATAATTAGTCCAGTAGTCCTAGTCCCATGTTCATCATTTGCAGACCAGAGTTGAATCCTTGCTTGTCAAACTTTGATCTTGGATCAGTTGTCATTGTTATTCTTTTTTGCATAGGTTCAGGCATATGCATCTGCATGTTTTGTCTGTAAAATTGCCCATAATCTGGATTGCCAGAACCTGATAATAAACCACCCATCGGATTTATTTGTCCATGAGCAAATTGATCTAATGAAATACCACCGGATGGGGAATGTGTGGACATTAAATCATCGTAAAACCCTGGTCTTCCAGCATTCATGTCCATAATGAACTGATCATTTGATTGAAATGGAATCATTCCTTGGTAACGATATCCACCTTCAATTGGGGCCATTTGGTTTGCTATGTCATAATCCAACATTTCATTCCTTTAACTCATGTTTTTGTACATTCCGTATGCACCCAGACCGGCTAATCCAAGACCAAGATTTTCCTTCATTGGATTGGTGTACATTGGTGTGTTTGATGTTGTGGTTGATCCTGATCCAGTTCCCCCGGAAAAGGCACCCAGTTTTCCGACCATGTCTGGGATGAAGTTCTGTTCAGCCTGGAACTGACCAAAATCAAAATCTCTACGGGCTTGACCTAATCCGTATTTCTTATCACCGACATTCATTAGCTGGCCATAGGCATCAAAGTATCCTGATTGATCTCTCATTTGTGGGACTGCACTGAGGTTTAATCCTTTGCCTTGTATTCCGTAACCAACATTCTGGCTTGATGCAGTCTGACCTCTTGTCATGTCAGATTCTTTTCTTCGGGCTGCTGCTTCAAATCCTTGTTGTCTTAATGCATCACCCCGTTGCATATAATCTTGGATAGCTTTCGATGCCATCGTTCCTTCTGCCAGGGCATGTCGATCACCACCAAAGGCATTGGCACCATGTGCAGCCTGACCCACTGTATTCCGACCCATCTTCAATGCATCATCTAGATCTTGTTTCCCGGCATCGATGACAGCCTGGTTGTACGGATTCATGTACTGATCAATACCAGGACCAGTCAGAAATGATCCTGCTTGAACTGTTCCGGGTTTATAAGTTCCAGCACCTGATGCAACATCATATGCCTGATCCAATCTTCCACCGGGTCCGGTGTAAGTACCAACAGTGTCAGTGATTCCTGACATTGCATCGGTTTGGTTTGCATTGAAATCTGCATATCTTGGTTCATTATATTGCTGAAATCCTGCATCAATATGACCTTGCATTTTATCAAAACCATATTGCTTGATGGCTTGTGAAGTCGGGTCTAGTTGTGTGGACTGGGTGGACTGCATGTTTTGTTCTTGTGGTCCTAGACCCAGTTGTTTGCCAATTGGGCTATTGCCTAGCATATTCAGTGCTATTGGTGCTGCTACTGATGCTGCCATTCCAACCCATGCTTCAGGAAGTCCAGTCACTGGATTGATAGATTGGAATCCACCTCTGTCTCTTTCTAATTGTGCCCGTTCTGCTGGGTTCACATGCATGAGTTCTGAATCCCCGTATCGGCCTTGGGATTTAAGTATTTCGGCTGCATTTGCCATTGGCATTGAATTAGTGAACATATTAAGAATATGGGTTTGAGGATGCTATTTTAGGTCTTCCGTTTGAATCAATTTGAGTCCCGGTCAACTCTGTTGCTGACAAGTTCCCTGAGTTATCAACTTTTATAATGAACCATTTTCCGTTTGGTGACTGAAGACAGATACTTCCTGAATCAATAAAATTATCTTTATCCAGTTTTAAGTTCTGATCATCGGCTTGCCTGATGGCATTCTGAAGATTGTTCTGAATTCCAGGCTGATAGACTTTGGTCACTGGTGGAAGATTCATCGGGCACCCCCTGCAGTAATGTCAGCCCGGATGGTGCCGACTTCCCAGTCCTGGTCGAATCCTGATTCCAACCTCCACACAAATTGCCGACCCTGCACCCTGCAATCAGTATAACCATCAGAACTGACTTCAAGGGCACTGGACTCTGTTTCAGTAGTATTCGGATTTAATCTAGTTTTAAATTTAAATCTTAAACCATTAGTTCCACTGGTCTGGTCTGTAATCATTTGAGTGATGTTTGTGATGTTCTGACCATCCCCGATTTCCATGGCACCGGTTTCGGCATAACACAAACCGATATCTGTTGTTTCACCACCAGTAACTAGATTCCGATCAACATCAGAAAGTTCTGAAACTGTTGTTGCAATTGATGCAGTCGTTCTGGCTGATGTGGATGGTGCCTGTTCATGGCTATAGATGATATTGTCATCTGCCAAGGCTATCGGATCATCATAGACACCGGCATCCTGCCATGCTGTCCGGGTTAGCTTGCCGATACTCCACCATCCTTCCTGATAGTTATATGTGATATATCGATCAATCTCTGTTGCAGATCCACTGGAATACCACCATGTGATCTCAAAAAATGAACTGTTGACTGATGCATATATTTTTGAATCCTGTACATGATTGATGTCATTGAAAACATAATCTGAGACTGAAGAAGGTAGTGGTTCAACAGATCCCTGATACATAAAGAATCCACCCTTCGACATCCAGTATGCCGTATCCCCAACAGCAGCCATGGCTTTGTTTGAGATGGCACCACATGCATCACCGATCTTTTGTCTGCCATACACAAATGGAACACCGACATGGTCAATGGCATGGACATCTGTATTGGTCCAGACAATGATCCTGGAACCAACAGATTTTGCATTCAGGATCTCACCCTGAGTTTCAAGATTAAATGATCCTGCTTGGTTTGTTGCTGTTGGTGTCCATGTTGTTAAAGATTCTGCATCAGACCATTGGACCTTTCTGGGGTCACCCCCTGCACCCAAAGCAAATAAATGCCGTTCCTTGGAAACCAGAATTGCTGAATTCGATGTTGGTGCATTCGATACTGCTGCAGCCAAGGTTCCGGTTGGATCTGTGGCAGAAGGGTCCCAAGAATAAATCTTTCCATCTGATGTTGATAATGCCACCAAAAGTTGGCCAAACGTATCAAAGACCCAATTGGATGCTTCGATGACCAGTGATGTGGTCGTAACACTTTCATTTCCGAATCTTCTGGCCCGACTCAATGTGATTGATGCACCATGGGATTCATCAACTAGGGTTGATCCACCATATGCAGCAGATCCGTTCTTTGTTCCAAGGGTCAGTTCTGTTGCACTGACTGCAGTAACCCGGTGTGAATCATTATAGGTTTTATTGTTGGCACCATTGGAAAAACCGGATGCCTGGATTTCATCACCGACTGCAAAATATTCAGTGAAGTCAACTGATCCACCGGTTGTGAATTTGTCGGTGGACCGGGTTGCTGAGATATCAGTTTTTGTTAAAGTTTTGAAAACTTCAGGTCCATTGAAATTTCCGGCACCAAAACCAGATCCTGGTTCTGCAGTATCATTTCCTGGAACAAAACCTGATGGTGTTATGTCAGCAGCAGATCCAGATAGGCTTGTGAAAATATAAAGTTTTGAAGAGGTTCCGATTGCAAGCCACTTGTCACCATCATTATCTCTCCATGCAAGCATGGCCCGACTGATTCCAGTCAGACCGGATGTTGTTGCACGGGTCCATCCACCAATCGGTTTGAGTCTACCATCCTTCCATCGGACTAGGTTGGCATCATACCATCTGCCTTTGGTCTGGTATTGGGTTCCATTACGATGAACACCCGGTGGAATATTGAATGGGACAATCTTTCCCATGGCTCAGTAGGTCCACACCCATGGTCTGGGTCTGCCATTCCCATTATCCAGGGAATCCAGATGGATGTATCTTCGATTGTGGTCACCCTTCTGATCCAAACCGATTCCTTGGATGCCATGTGCTTGTCCAATCTCAATCAGATCGAATGCATCATGCCCGGAAATCTGGATGTCGGCTGCCTTGCCGGTGGTGTGTGGTCCAGCTTTCCCGGAATGAGACACTGCTTGATTGTGTGCCATGCATCGGAATCCTGATGTCACCTTCATCGGTTTTCCAATGTCCTCCCTGATGTTTTGTAATATGTCCATGAACTCTGGGTCCATTTCACATGTTTGGCAACCGCATTTGCATTGCATTTCTGCAACACTGAAATTCGGGGTTAGTTTCATCTGAGTGCTTCAGATAATTTTTTGAAAGAATTATCAGCCATTTGGTCCACTAATTTATCGACATTTTCTTGCATGTCTTCTGGAACATGTTTTTCGATTAAGTCGGCAGTCAGATTGTTTACTGGGTCTTTGCATAAATTAAACACCAGATTTAACAGGAATGCTTCCATTGTCCTCTTCTTCTTCAGGGTTATTGGGGTCAGATGTGTCATTTGCATCACTCTTTGGATCTGAATAATAGAAAGACCCGGTCTGTGAAATTAACACTGTAAGTGCAGAAATTACCGACACCAAAAGTGTCGAAACTTTATCATCCATGTTGATCTCAGAATACATCAAACTATATATGGTGAATCCGTATATTGCTAAGATTAGCATTGCTAAAAGAAACCTAAAGTTTGCCCTTCTCAGAACTAATCTATCCTTAACTGTGATCTCTGTTTTTTGAGGTTTTTCAGATCCCTTTACAGTTGTTTTTTCAGTTATTGTTTCCATTATTGTCCACCTCTGAATCGAATGTATTCTTTCATTGCCTGGGTGTTCTGTTCCAAGGCAATTTTAACATGCAGCAATGCATCACTGCTTGACTCAACTAATTTCATGATTCGTTCATCATTTTGCTCATCACGCTGCTGCCATTGTTCACGTTCCTTGGTGGCATTCTTCAGCAACCACATGATCAAATATCCTGCTGCAATTAATGTTGCTACGGGTACCCCGATTCTTTCAATTAAAGTCAACATTAATTCAGTGTCAGGCATTTCTTTAATGGGTTGAGGTTTATAATTATAGTATTGATCTGCCGGGTTAAAATGGTGGTCCACTATTCAGGCTTTGGGTGTGCGGTTTTGACCTCCTGTCTTTTTACTTCTAAAGCATCTGCACTTTCACTCCTTCCTTCTACTACTTTTTCCCAAAGTGCTACAATTAAATCATGCTCATTAGGATAATTAGATTGTCTATTTCTAGCGTAGGCTTGATCTTGAAATTCAGCTTTAAGTTCAGCAACCTTTGCATCAATAACTTCTTTCGGGATAGTATCGGTTGGGTCTTTCCATACAATTGACTCATAAGTTTGAGTATTTTGTAACCACTTACCTTTGGCTACTGCATCCAATGCTTCTGCATAAAATTGAATTAAATTCATTATGCTATCTCCATTACAATCAATGAACAAATACAAGCATTACCAGATATGTCATCGTTATTATTGGCCCATTGTCTGTTTAATATATAACCATTTCGGCCTGAATATCCTTGTAACTTAAAAGTTTGGGCAGAACCATTATTGCTCGACTGATAACCCTGACCATTTCCATTGAACATATCCGCACTAGAATTGGGATAGGTATGTCCTCCTATAAAATTTGAAAATTGTTCGGAACCTTGGGCACGAGTTGTTGCATTACTCACTGCACTACTTGTTGTGACATTATAAAATCTAAATTTTGCTGACCAATCTTCATTTGTTCCATGAACTGTGTGACCAAAAAGTAGAAACTTACTACTTGTTGATTTAGGAACATCAGTTGTTATCGATAAATTTGGTATATCATGCCAAGTTTGTATACTATAAGTAGTAGAATTACTTTCTGTATATTCGGCATAATAAGTCTTAACAATATTGCCAGAAGCAAAAGTCGTATTACTTCCTAACGTCAGCGTAGGATTACTGCCACCTATCTTTGAATTAATTTGTGTCTGTAAAGCACTACCTGCACCACTAACATAATTCAATTCAGTTGCCGTAGCAGTGAGGTCAGTAATATCAGAAACAGTTAATGTTTCTAAACCTGTTGCGTTGTTTGCTAGGTTTGCTAAATCTCTGGATCTACTCATTATTCACTCTGCTTTGGGTATTTGTCTTTTACAGATTTTATCCGCTTTTTCCACCCATCCATATCATGATATATCTGGTCTAATTGCTCTGGGATTGGGTCGTAAGATTCAGCCCTTGACCTAGCGTAAGCCTGTTTTTCGTACTCAGTTTGGAGTTCAGCAACCTTGTCGGTTATTTCTTTGTCGCTTGGCTTTGGTCTTTCATCTTTCCAATCAAGTAATTCTAGTTTACCCCCGTATGAAATAAATTGTGCTTTAGGTACTAAGGCTTGTAATGCTTTAACTAAAAAATCTGGAGTTTGGTTCATTGTGCGATCTCCATTATAGTAAATACACTTGTACCATCATGTTGTATTGTAAGACCATCCCCATCAAAACTTGTGAAAATTACTAAAAACCTAATAGCAGTGTTTTGTGAAGCATCTACCATCTGGTTTATTGAAACTGTATGATACATAGTAGTTTCTTGAGCTAAATAACTAAAAGCGTTTGCAGTTTTATTTCCTGTTGAGCCTGATCTCGTTTTTGTCCCATTATCAGTCCCAGAGTTTGTATTATCTCTAGCAAAATACATTTCTGCCCCGTTACTTGTGGGTGTTTGAATATGCCCTCTATAATCTAATAATAATTTTGAATTTGATTTTTTAGGAGTAAATGAAAATTCATGAGCTTTAAAACCTGAAGCAAATGTTTGAGCAGTAATTGTGGGATTATTTATATCAGCACCTGAATTATCAATGTTCTTTAATTGTTGTTGTACTTGGATTATAGTACCAGCAGGAAAAGTCGTGTTACTCCCTAACGTAATCGTAGGATTATTTTGATTAACTGTGATCTGACCATCTGATGCTATTGTAATCCCTGACGTTCCGTTTGAGGCTTTAATTGCACCAACTTTTAAATCTCCAGCAATAGCGACATTATCAGACGTATCTAAAGTAATCGTTGATCCACCATCACTTGCTTTAATGACGTTTGACGAAAGTGTTAAATTCGGGACAGTAACATCACCACTAAAGGTTCCACCCGTTGCTCTTACTGCATCCGATAACGCAAAACTTCTGAATACTTTAATCTCAACAATATCGTTTTCTACTGCAGCACTAACCAAACTTACTTGTGTGGAACTGACTGTGTAATCCGTGGTTTCTTTAAGCAGAACACCATTCAAGTAAACGTGTGTTTCGTCACCACCCTCAATCACTACTGTGAAATTACTTTGTCCACCTGAACCAACTGTTGTGGTGTAATTAGTGATCTGAGAATTAGATGTGGATTGTTTCCCGATGAATGGCATTACGTTATCTCCATGAAACTAAACACAACATCAAGGTTGGCATTATCTGCATAAATCTTTAAAACATCGGTGGTTGCCAAGACATATTTCTGACCTGACATGATTTCCAGGGATGTTTCTTCTTCGATTGAGACATCTTTGATGATATGTGCATCAGCATTGGTGGCACCGGCACCACTGACAGTCGTATCAGAACTGACCACCACTGTTGCCTTGATGCTGCTGTTGTGCTTATTAGAAACCAATAATGCCAGCACAATCGATGTGGTGCTTGCCGGGGTGGTGTATAGACTTGTTGGGCTACTGGAATCTGTTGCTACCCCGGATTTAGTGACTACTCTAAATGTGTTTGCCATATCAACCTAAAGCCAAAGCTAATGCCACCACTGTGTCCTCAGAGACTCCTGAAGATGTGATTGTTGTATTCGTTACTGATGTGACCCTGCCCTTTGCATCTACTGCCAGAACTGGAACCTGGGTTGCCGAACCATAGGTTGCTGCAGTTACTCCTGAAGCTGCAAGGGTTGCTGTGATTGCTGTTGTCCCGGACCCCGTGACATCACCTGAGACTGTGATGGTTTGGTTTCCGGTAATGTATGTTGATGTGTCAACATCGTAAGTTTCTGATCCAGTTCTTTTAAGGAACCCGGTATCAGAATCTGGGATATCAGTGTGCATGAATGCACCGGCTGCATTGACATTCGTTGCATCAGTGACATCAGCAGATGCTTCAACAGCATTTAATTTTGAAAGTAAGGTGTCCGTAAATGCATTGGTATCTGATTCTGCTTCATATGCAGTTTTGATTTGGGCACCGGTCTGGTCTGCAGTTGCACTTGCTTCGATACCATTTAATTTTGAAAGTAATGCATCAGTGAAAGCATTGGTGTCGGATTCACCTTCATATAAAGATTTTATTTCGGCACCAGTCTGGTCTGCTTTTGCGTTTGCTTCTATTGCATCCAGTTTTGATTTGTCACTGGATGACATCCTGCCAGCAGCAGAACTAGATGCATCTGCAAGTGCAGTGTCGATTGCAGTGATTGCAGTGTTTAAAGTCGTTCCCCAGGTTCCCCGTGAAGATTCTGAACCAGGATCTGGAAGAGTCAGTGAAAGGTTTGTCGTGGTCGGCATCAGGTGTAATGATTAAAGGTTACTTGACCATGTGTATTTGCTGATTTTCCACCACCAGTTGTTGTATTCACATACTGGATTGTTGCACTTAGAGCATCAGTCACACCCGTTCCACTAGAACCAGTGCTTCCATTACTTCGACTTACGTTATAACCCCAGTAACTCCCTCCCTGGCTAGAACTTTCCCTTGAACATGCAACACTTCCTGAGATACTTGCCCCACTTCCACCTGAACCCCCGTTTCCGGTTACTGTCTGGCTTGTTCCGTTCCCTGTGTAGGTTGCAGTCGCAGAATGCCCGGAATTACCAGTTGCTCCGGTTGCCCCACTAAAACTCCCGGAAGACCCTGTTTGTCCATAGGTTGGAACTGGGGTGGCATTGACTTGAGGTTTATTATTTGCTCCAGCAGCACCCCTGATGTATGAAATAGTTCCACCCTGGAATTTAACAATCATTTCGGCATACCCCCCGGTTCCACCTGAACCACCGGTGAATGTTGTTGCACCCACTGCACCCCCTGGAACTGGTGGGTATCCCGTGCAAGTCCCATAGGTGTCATGTCTAGAATTCCCACCTGATCCACCACCTGATCCCCAGCATCGAATTCTCAAAAATTTTATATCAAGAGATCCTGGTGAATAGGTGTCAGTGTCGTTCGTTCCACCTGAATAATTTACATCTGAACCCTGAGTATAATTTCCGTAGTAATCATTTTTTCCGTAAAGATCACTGAAACTGATTTGCCCACTTGGAAGGGTATTGTTGGTGCTTCCTGTCCAATTACCTTTACCTCTTAAAGTAGACATTGAAGCTGCACCACTTCCTAAAAATTCAAATTCAGTTCTGATGTCAGAAAATGAGATCTGACCTGATGCTGGTGTGGTCATTTCTTCAGTTCCTCAACCTCTTTTTTCAGTTCTTTTATTGCCTGGATCAGTAATGGAACGATTCCCTCGTATTTGACTGCAAGGTATCCATCTTCACGTTCCCTGACCACCTCTGGAAGAACACTCTGGATTTCCTGGGCAATGACTCCGATATCATGTTTCTGAAGAAAATAATCATCTTCACCACCATGGGATTTGATGTACTCTTCATCCCAATCAAATGAAACACCACTTATTGAATCGATCTTTTGAAGTGCATCTGGAATTGGTTCGATATTATCCTTCAACCTTTTATCAGAAGAATAATATGCAGTGATGTTATCGGTTGCCCGAATCTCACCGGTAGTCCCGGATGCTGCAGTTCCAACACCAAGTGAATCTAGTTGAGCATCATCTGAAGATGTTAGGGTTGTGAATCCACCGGCTGCTGCTGTTGTGGTTCCTACCGGGGTATTCTGAATTCCTGCACCACCTGAAGCATTGATTGACCCGATTTCTGCTGCATCAATGTATGCAGTTCCGTCGATATAAAGATCTTTCCATTCCTTTGTGGATGATCCTAAATCCCGTGCATCATCGGTGCTTGGGACTAGATCAGAATCAAATTGTGCTGTTGCAGTGATCGTATCGGTTGCTGCATTTCCAAGATCGACATCCCCGTTTAATGTTGTGGTTCCAGATGCAGAAATAGTTGTGAATGCACCACTTGATGCATCGTATGACCCTATCGGTGTGCCATCAATCGATCCACCATCCAGATGGTATGGTTCCAGAACTAATGCAACAGTGACTGAATCCCCGGAATCTGATACAAGACCGGTGCTGACTGTAATTGAATTTGATGAAGTTTTGGTTGTGATGGTATGGGTGGAAGGGCTTGCATCTGATCCGTTGGTTGCTTCTGATGCACCCGTGACCCGGACCTTGTCACCAACCTCAAAATCCTGGAAAAGATCCCCGGATGAAGCACTGATGGTTCCAGCACTTGATCCAGTGTTTGTGAAGACAACTGCACTACTTGTGAAACCTTTGACTACATCTTTATCAAGCTTATTGATGAGTTGACCATCGATGGTGTCTAAGGAATTCCGTAGATTTGTTCCCCAGTTTTGATTGTCACCACCAACCTCACTTTTGACCAGACTGTAGTTCGTTGTAAATTCGTTTGCCATTAGTGATTAGTCCATGTTTGTGTCGATGATGTTAGAGTTTCCCAAGCATGGGGAAGCCCACTGTAAATACCATACCCATAAGGATCTGCACCATAAATCAGATTGAGATTATTATCCTGACCGGCCCATGTGGCTGATGTGGAAGATTGCCCACTCCAGGTCTGGCTTGAATCAGTCTGGTTGGTCCAGGTAGATGTTTCATTGGTCTGTTCTGTCCAACTCATTATGAATAGGTTGTGATCGGTCTTGCTGCCAAGGTTCCACCGGCATATCTGGATGCATCATCTGCATCAACAATTTCCTGGATGGCTTTTTCAGATAATGATGCCCAAGTTTGTAACCTTGCATCATTCATCAGGAATGGTTCTGCTGCCATTAAGGTCGAATAAAGGTATGCATCTGGATGTGATGTCAGTAGCCAGTTGGTGGTGTTGCTTGATGTTAATGCAGGAACCTTTGCAAAATATTGGATCTGTAGTGTGTATGTTCCATCCGGGGTCTTCAGAAGTTCCATGGCATCACCGGCTATGGTGTAATACTCTGGAATTCCGGTTGTGTTATCAAAGGATTCCCGGTAATCATCGGCCCGGTCTGGTGTCAGATAAACCAGTCTCTTAGGTGGACTGGTGCTTGTGATATTTACGTTTCTTGCCTGAAGAAAATCTGATGGCAGACTGACATACTGGGTGGTTGCAGATGTTGTTGAACGGGTCATCTGATCCCGTGTTCTCAACCTTCTATTAAACCCTGCTTCAGCAATAGCAATAAACTCTTCCAATCGGCCTGAAAGGTCTGATCGGTTAAGCCAGTTCGATGCAGCAGTTAATAGTTCTGGCTGAGTTGTGATTGACATCTAAGTCAACCTTCCTTCCCAGACCCTGAATGGCTTGTTTTCTGGTTTATCTAGCCATTTAGCCAAGGCTTTTTTGTCGTTCAGGATTCCTTCCCTCATTAACTTCGATGCCAAAACCAATGGGATTTCGGCAACATGTCTTCCAGGGTTGGTCCTGTCTATTGGGATATCCCGTTGGGACTTGACATGATCCAGAATTGGCTGGATATCCTGCTTCTTATGGACATGGAATTTTCCATCCCCATCTTCGGTGTTGACTGTAGTCCTTACACCGGCATGGTCATCAAGAACAGTAGAATTTAATGGCATTTTTTTAAAATACCCAGATCTCACCCCACTTCCATGGGGTCAGACCCGGATATCTTTAAAGGTTTAGAAGATCAGATCATCCACCACAATCAGCCACTAGGCCATGGGCTGATTCGTTATCCACCTGAAGTCCACCTTCCCATGTGATGAACGCTTCGGAAGCATCACCGACCACCCCTTTGGTAGTCATTTCATAGGGTCGGAGTTGTGCAATCTTCACAAACTCAGGATTGATGATCCAAGTGTCTTTTGCTCTTTGGAACCGATTAGTGAACACGTTATATGTTCCAAAATCCCCAAAGTAAACTGACACTGTTGCATGAACTTCATCAGGTTTTGATTGAGGTAGTGCCACAACCTGGGTTGCACTTGCTCGACCTGAAAATGCAGAAACAATCTGCTTCCCGGCTGCATCCACCATGATCATTGAGGGTTGATCCCCACTGTTGTCATAGCAGAGTTTCAGGGCTGCCTTCATTTTGGTTTCATCCAATGCCCTTGCAGTTCCATCATTCCGTGGATCTGTTCCAACTGCATTGGTTGGATTGGTTCCATCACTGGCCTTATCCACATTGGTCCGAATCCAGGCACCCATGGCTGCAGTGGTTCTTGCAGTGGATGCATCAGCAGATGATTCATTCGATGCCTGATTCAAAAGCATCAAAGATTCGACATCCCTTTTTAATGCCCTGGAAGCAATGGCAGCCTGATGTGCCATGGCATCTGACACCCCGGCCCGATTCATCGCAGCCTGGGTATTAGTGACAGCAAATGACCTATAAAGAATCTGAGTGATGTTACTCAGTCTTGTGGTGTTGTTTGCTGCAGATGCACTTATGGAATCTCCTTCGAGTTGTGCAGTGGTTGAGACTGCTGGAAGGGATTCAATGCTCCACTCGAATTTTGTATTGGAAACACTACGTTTGCCAGCATTTGTGACAAAAGGTGTTTCTTCCGGGGAAATATTATAAATCGTATCTGACAGATCCTCTCTTTGGCCTATTGCCGTGAAGGTGTCAAACGCATTTGTAACTTTGGCCATGTTGACCTCCTGTTGTTATGTAAACATGTTTTTGAAAACTGCTTCTGCATCTTTCATAGATCCAGATTTTGCCAATTTCATCCGGGATTTTGCTAGTTGAGTATGTTGCCTTGGTTGCTGTTGTGCAGATCCTGGTGACACTGGTCGGATTCCTTCTGGTACTTGTCGGATCTTCGTTTTGCCACGTTCCATTGCAGACTGAGCTTTCCATCCCTGTCTCAATGCTAAAACTGCTCTGAAATCTGAGATATTCTGAATCTCAGAATCCTGCCAACCTAAAGACTTTGCATAGTCTCTTATCCCGGCCTTTTCGGCTTGAGCCACTTGTGGATCTCTCCACTCTGGTATTGCATCAACTAATGTTGCTTGCTGTTGCTGAAGATGTGCCTGTTGTGCTTGGGCTTGCTCCTGCTGTTGCCGATACATTAATTGCTGTTGTTCCAGTTGCAGATTCTGCATTTTCTCTTTTCTGTCCCGAAAAGATTCCTTCTGCTTCATCCACTCCAGAGGATCATTCTCATAGAGTTGATCCCAGTCTGGTTCTGGCTCATTTTGTTGCTGACTCAAAATCTGATTCAGTTGCTGGGAATAATGATCCCGTTCCTGTCTCAGTGCCTGTTGCTCTGCTTCAAAAGCTTTGCGTTCTTCGGCTAATTTTTGGGTCGATCTGGTGAAGTGGGATTGTCGTTGGTATCCTTTGAGTGCTTCATCAAGTGTGACCTCATGTTGCTCACCATCGATTTGAACTTGATAATAAGCTGGTTCAGGTTCTTGTGCAGACTCATTGATTTCCTCCGAAATTTCCTCTTCTTCTATTTCCGATGCTGAATCCTGAAAATTCTCATCACCGGTATCAGTTTCCAGTTCTTGTTGTGTGTCGGATTCCCCGGACAACATTTCCTGAAATGCACCTTCTGCTGCTTGGAGTCCGTCCATGGTTGCTCCTTTCTAAAATGAAGGTTAAGACTTTTGACGCTTTTTCACTTTATCCAAATGGTTTTTGTGAAATTGGCCACGTTGTAATATAACACTAAGATGCCTTCGGAACTCTGCTGATGCCCATAATAATTGCCACATGGCTTCCCTTGCTTCAGAGTCTTCTGGGTTTGTATCTCTCCATGCTTCAAAATAATTCTTTTCAAGAGTCTCAAATGTTTCAGTGACAATTGGATCTGCAAGAATTGCCTTGGCACGTTCTGCTTTTTTGATTGCTTCCTGGGGTGTTGGTTCTGTCATTGATTCCTTTCTTCATAAAGAAGTGGTGCAGCAATAGCCGGTGGAAGTAATCCAATAGTGGCTAATTGACTTGGTGTGACCCCTTGAGATGGCCCAGGCTTAGTAGGCATCAATTGTTGGGTGTCATCACTTTTCTGGTAGTTTGTGAATCCTAGTTTCCGGTGTGCCTGTTTAGCACCTTGTGCTTGCTCCAAAGATAAAGCTGGAAGAAGATTCAGTTCTGGGTGCATTATTTCATGGGGTTCCATCCTTCTTCGTTGCCTATCCCAGAGCATCCATTGAGATGCAAAAAGACCAAGACCATCCTTCCTGGCTGCTATCTCATTTTGCTTGAGTGCATTCCGGTAAACATCACCGATTAGACTGATTTTTTCTGGTTCAACCACAAAGCTTTCAGGCTGCATGTTTTCAGGCACATTTTTATTCACTTGCCCAAAATCTTTTTTACCTTTTGACCTCATTGCCATGTTCTTTGGTTTTGAAACTTCAGCCAGAATTTGGTCAACAAAGTGTCCTTCACCAGCACCTTGTTCCATCATTTCCTTCAAGGTATTGACTTTTTTATTCCCGGCACCAAAAAGGTTTCTTGTTTCATCCTCAAAATCTTGTGGTGTTATTTCACCTCTTCCAACTTGACCGGCTAAATCTGCACGTTTATCAATTTTCTTATTCCAGGCTTTAATAACTTTCGTTTCCCATGCATTTCTTGCTTCCTGATTCTTGAAAATCTTCTTTTGGAAAATCTTTGCCATATGTCGGTCAACAGCACTTATGGCTGCATGGACAGGGTCTTGCCAGACTCCTGCAAATGAAGCAGTTTTTGCACTCAATCCACGGGTTTGAGACATTAATCGTTCCACATAATCATCCCATCCTTCAGTGTCTTTTTTGCGGAACCATTTAGGATTCTTTTGGAACATTTTTGCCAGTTCAGCAATATTGGTGTAATCGGCTGAACCCCTGACACCTAACCCACCTTTGCCTGATGCTTGGACCCCGAAAAATTTAGCAATTTTTGCATTTGCTGCATTACGTTTTTCTTTTGAAACATTTGCCCCAGGTTCCCAAGGAATCATCTTTGCAATTCTGTCAATGTCAGATTTAGACCTTGTTCTGACCCTTGATACTGCAAGTTCATTCGGGAACAGTGGGTTGTTTGGTGATGTTAACCCAAAGACCATTTGATTGAATAATTGGGCATCACTAAGGTCTTGAGGCATAACACTTTTGACAATTTTACTTTGAATTTCAGCATGAAGTTTTTTAGGAATCCTGGAAGGATCGATTCCTTGGTTCTTGATATACAGCATATCGTAATAAGTGAACTCACCATCTAATGCACCAGGGATTTCAAAGGGTTCACCATCTGTATATCGAAACTGAACTGGTTGGGTTAATGGCCCGATTCTTTTTGCACCAAATTCTTTTCCAAATGCCTCCCAGTCTTCTGGACTAAATTCAGAAATATCCTTACCCCGGTATGTCACTGGAACATCTTTCCTGACATCCATTGAACCAGTTGTTTTAGGCTTAACTGAGATCTGATCATAAACCGGGTGTGTGTTACCTCCAGGTGTTGTGAAATACGCAACAACATTACCTTTTTCAATATCACCTCTGGTTGAGGGTCTTAGCCTTGGTTCTGCTCTTTTTTCAATATTTTTCCGGTTTCTCCAGAGGTTCCCCCCTTCAAGGTCTGCGACCAAAGCATAATGATGCCCATCGGAACCTTGAACAGATATAATCTGACCTATTTCATTTCCTTCCTTACTGAGTGGACCCTTGATTGTTTTCCCTTCTGCATCAGTCCATCTCCAGTGGTTTTTATGTCGTTTATTTAGATTGGTTTGGACTTGGCTTCCAGGGGATGCAATGCCGTTTGATGGCATGTCTAAAATATTGTTTTCACCCCGGATTCCTTGAATTACAAAACTCTCTTTATCACCGGTGACATCAATCCTTCCTACATTAAAATTTGCTTCATCAAGAATAGATACTTTTTCAGCTTTTAATGTTCTTGGATCTACATAATGACCTTCCGGTAATTTTTCACCTAAGACCCTTTCAGTCATTTCTTCACGAACCGGGAAGATTGGTGTTCCTTCAGCTTTTGGATCAAATGCTGTTGAAAGTTTTTTGAGAGATCTTGCTGCATCAATCGGTGCTGATGCTAATGTGCCCATCAAGCCAAGTGCTGGAAGTGCTGCATCGGTTGCTTCTAATCCTGACCATATTGTCGATGCTGCTGCTTGAGGGTATTGACCTTCCCTGAATTGTTGTTGTGCTTTATCCCATTCCTGACCTGATCTAATTGCTGATCTTCGTTGACCTTCGACTGGTGTCATATCCTTGGCAAGACCAATCAATCCTTGTTGAACTGCAGGACCGGCATCCTGGGGTAATGTGGTGTCCCAGGTATTTGCTGCCATCCAGTCTGTGATGTCATCCCATATAGTCGGTGCCCTACCTTGTGTTAAGACAGAACGATTTCGATCATATGTGGTCATTGGGGCATTTGAGGTTGTTGAGGTTGCATCTGTTGCTGCATCTGCATCTTTGCCATTTCAGTCTGTTGCCGGTTCATTTCCCGGTCCCTTTCCATCATGGCTTTAATGTTTGCTTGATCGATGGTGGTGTTGTGCTTCGATTCCAATTCAGAAATCTTCAACTGAAGTTCTGCTTCAAATTGATCACGTTTCATGTCTTCATCACGCAGCATTTTTTCCCGGTCCAGTTCAAGTTTTGCCTGATCATTGATCATGTCAGACTGGACCTTCTGCATCTGAGCTTGAACAAATAATTCATCTGGGGTCGGTTTCGGTGGTTCCGGGGGTGGTGGTTGATAATTTGCTGGATCACTGAAGAACTGATTCACATCTTTGTATCCACCAAGATTCAGCATTTTCCCAAGGGTCTGATAATACTGTCTGAGGTTCACTAATGGACCTTCTGGACCCATTTCCTTGATCAATTGTTCCTGCTTTTGAAGCATCGATGACAGGACTGTCAGTTTCTCAGAATCTGATCCTCCACCCAGTGGGATATCGACTGTCACATCCATGGATGCATCCCAGTATCTGGGGTCCATTGGAATCCAGGTGTTCCGTAAACGGATCATCTTTTCCCGGTCCTGGTATCTGCAGACCAGTCCTAGAACACCTTTGTATAAGGGCTTGATTGCTGTCTCAGCCAGGATTCTTCCCAAGAGTTCCATGTGGGCTGCTGCAGCCTTAAAAGTGGCATCGATGGCCACTCTACTGGATGACTGTAGACTTTCTGCATCCATTCCTTGGGACTGTTTTGTGATTCCCGTTCTGGAAGATTTGATTTCATCTAGAAGACCTAAGATTGGTAATGCCTGTTGTCCCACAAATGGCATCGAAAGTTGAGATACAGCAGCAGTGTTTCTTACTCTGATGATTCCACCGGGTTCTGTATTCATGACATCCTCAAGTGAGCATTGTCCCTCAGTTGCGAGTAATCTGGGTGTGACACTCATGGCCAAACTTTCCATTACATTCCGCAAGATATAGGACTTGATTCTTTGAATGTCCGCTACAATATCAGTGATTGAGGAACCAACTGCAGCATGTGGTTCCGGGTCTGGTGTCATCAAAACAAAGGGCTTGTAATCACATGGTTCATTAACGATCACATGATATTTGTTTCCGACACAAATCAACCTTCGTAGTTCAGAAATCCCATCCTGATCCACATCCAGGTTCATGAAACATTCGATATAAAGAACCTTCCGACTGGCCGGTTCCACATTCGTTGGACCCCGGTTATGTGCTTCTGAATGTCTGGATGTGTATTCTTGATTGACATCGAATTCGTCATCAGTACCGGCATATTCTTCAAGCTCTTCAATGTCATGACCTAAAGCCTGAAGTTCAGAAAGAGTCTTATAACATCGGTGCCCTACAACTGTTGCTTCGTCAACATTCTTTGCCCTTCGATCAATGATAAATTCTTCAGGTGGCAATGCTTCCACCCGGATTCTGCCATCATTCGTTCTTCGTTTGATGATGACATCATAAAGGGGTTGCCCACCTTCCCCTTCTCTTTGGTATGCATCCACCCCCTCAACACCATCAGCACCGGCCAGAGTCTGCACTTGTGCTTCATCTAGACCGGTGTATTTCGATGTTGATACGTTTTCTGTCTTCTCATACCAATACTTCAGGATTCCTGTTCTCTTGATCAGGCAATCCTTGAATGCAGCATAGAAATGGCTGAAGGAATTCTGATTTTCTTCAAGAATAATATGGTTGATGTAGTCAGTGGCTTGTTGGGCCATTTCCACATCTTCTGGTCCTCTGGGTGTGAACTGCATGATCTGCTTGGAACCAAAAAAGGTTCTCATGAGAACAGGCATGATCGAATTTACAGTGTCTCTGACATCGTAACTGACAACGGATGAACGACCATCTTCATCCTGTTTGGGAAGGTGCCCGGAATAATATTCAGTGGATGTGATCCGGTCTTCGGATAATTCATCGATATAGTCGATTGCATCTTCAAGAAGATGACCGACATAAGCATCGACATCCGATTCATCCATGGGTTCTGGACCATCAAATTCTGGTGGAACCCCGGTCTGGTATCCAGAATCTTCGGAAATTTCTTCTTCTGCCATACCGAAGATTGTAGCAGATTCAACGGGTTACACCCTTGCTGTGAAAAAAAATAAAAAAAAATGAACTTTCTTTAAAATAATTGTTGACTTTACCCAATGGGTAAACTATAGTGTATTCAAGGTCAGGGAATAAACCCAGATCGAATAAAATCAGAAAGGCAAATATGGAAAATTTAACTATGGAAAAAATAATCAAAAATTCACCTGACCTGACAGAAGGATGTGGATGTGTAGATTGTGATGAGTGGAGAAAAGCATGGGGAGTTAAACCTTATCAAAATACCGGGAAATTAGAAAAGTGGGCAAAACGGAAAGGATATATAAAATAGCCGAAACACCCCTTCGGGGGTGTCTGATCTAGGTTGATCTCTAGATCACTGATGATGGCAGATCCATTCAATTATCCAGAAAGGCAAAAATGAAAATTTGGCAAGTGCAGTCAGACTGCAAAGCAGAACATGATGCTGGCAGAGGTGGTTATTATGCCAGATCAAAAAAAGAAATCATGAAGGCAATCAAAGAAAATGAATGGAATATGGAAAGTTGCCATATCTCAGTCATTGATGTCGAACCCAACAAAGATGGAATCATCCAAGCACTGAATAATTCTCAGTGGTAAAACTCAACGGGGTCTTCGGACCCCACTCAGAAAGGCAATGGTATGAGAAATACAGTTCAAAAAATTTATTGTGATGGCAAAAAAGAGCATTTCCATAGTTGTGATGAGAGATTTTCAATATCAATCAGATCAATGGACCGAACCATTCATTATGCAAGAAAACTAGGTTGGACTATTGGTAAAAAAGATCTTTGCCCTAGATGCAGCAATAAATAATAAAATTATCCAGAAAGGCAAATTATGGACCCTAGAAACAAAGTGATCCCCATGGGCACCCCAGTAATCGTTTACTATTTTGAGGGACCACCCAATGAAACATTCATGGATCATCCCTACTTTTTTGAGGATTCCAAAATCCAGGGACACTGGGATGGCAAGGTTGCTGTTGCACCGATCTCAAAAAGCGTAGATGCTTATGTTGTGAAACCTTCAGATATAAAGGACCGATGAAAAAGAAAACCATCAGGTCTTATAAAATCCTGGCCATTTACGGGGGTTGCACTCAATGTGATGGTGAATTAGTTACTGAAGATGGATCTTTTATGTTGACACCCCAGGATGATTGTTCCGGTGAAATTAAATGCCAGGATTGTGAAACAGTC